GAGATCAAGAGTGTTAACGTGGTCTTCAGTGTAGTTATTTATGGTAAAGACCCAGCGTTTAGCTTGAGACATGATTAAGATTATGAGTGGATGTGAAGAAGTGGTAGGGTAATACTATACCTACCACTTTTTTGCTTCCGAGGTCGGCGGCAAGTCTTCATTTTTCAGACTTTGATTCCATAATATGGTGAGAAACATTAGTGGAATATGGGGCGGAAACTTATACCCAAGGGGTAATTACCGAAGGGGAAATGGACGTCAATGGAATGGGAATTACCCATATCAGAGGACGAGGAGATTTACAAGAGAGGAAGTGAGACGGCGCAGATTGGTGCGCAGAAGGGTTCTAGAAGGTAGAGTGATTCGAGCTCGAGGGCCTGCTGCGCAAAGGGCGAGACTCCTGGTACGTAGAGCTCAAAGGAGAACAAATTTCGTCAGAAGACTAGTAGCATACCGAAGATTGCAAAGGGCGGGACTGCCGCCAGATGTGTCAAGACATATCACCAGTTGGTTGTGACGAGGTGACGAAGACACGCTTCGCTAAGAGAACTAGATTTTGGCAGGCTTTTCCGCTGCGCTCAGCATGGCACCGGCGGTAGTAGAATAACATAAATTCAATTAATGAGTAATCTAGCTTTGTATGGTAATGCGGCAGTCGGCGCATACAACATGTTCCAAAGAAGTGGATACGGACGTGCTGCAGCGTCGTTGTACAGCAACAGGAGAAAGTTTCAGACAGGCGCTAGACAGTTTAGTCAAGCTTTTAAAAGAACTAAAAGACGTGTGGCGTCGACGCACAAAAGGGCCAAAGTAGCAGAAAGGCAGATATACAAAAGAAGCATAAGAGCAACAAAGCAGAGTAATGGTTTTTTGCATCACCAGAAAATGAAAGCGGTGGGTTCGAATCCTCCGGAATGGAGTAGTTCAATAAGCAAAACAGGTTTTGATGTTCAGTATGTAAATACGGCTCCAAGTTTGAGAACAATTAGAACAGGAATGTTTCCGAAAACGGCGACATCAGATATGACGCAAGAAAATGACTACGTTGTTCGGTACGATATTAGCAAGCATATACAAGACAATGCTCAGGGACTAGCGTTTGAATCACAGGATTGCAGTCTTGATATTTTCGGCATCAAGATTGTTATAGATTTGATCAACCATGACGTTGATCATGCTAAATTAGTCAAAGGCATGATTTTCAGAATGGCACAATTGAGAGATGATGACGAGGGCGGAGCCTTCCAAGGAACGTCACTAAATGACGAGAACAATGTTCTAAGTGAAATGTTCATAGACCAAAGAGATAAGTGCAAAAGATTTGATCTGGAGACTAATCTTGATACGGATGAGTACGGTACTAAGGAAAAGTTCTATGCAAAGTTGAATAGCAACAAGTATAAAGCTTATCAAAAGTTTAGTACTAAAATTAAGCCTGATTTAAAGGGTGAAACAGGTAATGCGAACGCAGTAGGTGCTGATAGCGCTGTTGGAAGAATTACAGGAAGTAATCCAACTTCAAATGAAAAGACAATTACATTGTTTTGGAGGCCAAAAAAGGCATATCGTATGACATTCAGAATGAAAGAAGGTTCTGAGTACAATGTGGTACCAGAACAAAACATTCAATTCATGATGTATTGTGTAGAAGATACTAAAAACATGCAGAGTATGATGACAACATCGGAGATGTCATACCGTACAAAGTTGAGTGTGTTTTATAAAGATGTACTTTAAGGATTATATAAATTAGAAACATGATATCTATCACTAGACAGTCTATCACGGGGTGGATCCTCATTAGAAAAAACTATCACATGAGGACATTGAGCCAAGACTTTCATCTGAGGCTGATATTTCGGAGAGAAAACCATCCGATCTTTCAAGGATTCCAAGATTCTGAAGTTGAGGGTGAAGGATTCCATAGAGCCGCGAGGAACGTTGATTAGAAAAATGTCTTTCGAAGGATCAATAGTATAGGCCATGTCAATATATTTAGCAGGTTGCAAAAGCTGGACACGATCGGGATATTTCGACCACATGTATTGCTGGAACCAGGTCTTACCTGAGCCGCCGTTTTCGTCGATGTAGAACCCAATTTTACGCTCGTCGATGCAGGGTTCTTTGAGTATGAGTTCCAAGTCAGATTGCCAGGGATAGGTGTCTCCATCACGGATGAAGGGTTGGGGTGCTCGAAGTTGGGCCAATCGCATGAAGTCACGGTATTTGAGGAGCGCACGGGGGCACTCCAAGGCTGTTTCCCGTTCCGTAGGGGCCCTAGAGTTGGACTCAATGAATGAATCGAGCCAAGAGAGTACTGCGTCCAGATCGGAACGTTTTCCTTGGGTTTCGGGGCAGGTACCGAACTCAACAAAGTCACCTTCTTTCTTACAATAAGTGGCTGCCTGTCCCGGAGTGCCGCGAGCCTTTTCGAGATGTATAGAGTCTCCGCCAAGAAGTCTTTTGGCTCGAGCGAAGCGGGCGGGGACCTTGAAGTAAGCGAATCCTTGTAGGTGAGGGGTCCCTGAGGCTCCAATTTCTCGCCCATAGATAAGGTATTGACAGATAGATTCATCTGGACCGAGGAGATCAAGAGTGTTAACGTGGTCTTCAGTGTAGTTATTTATGGTAAAGACCCAGCGTTTAGCTTGAGACATGATTAAGATTATGAGTGGATGTGAAGAAGTGGTAGGGTAATACTATACCTA